ATTGAATTACTGAAAAAAGAGATCATTGCAAAACGAAATGCATTATCTCCTATTGATAAAAAAGAAATGAAAGAAAAATTGGACATGGCTGGATTACCAACATCCTATAAAAATGTATCAGATATTGATATTTTACAAAAAGTATTAAACATGTTTCAGTAAGGGGAAATTTAATGAGAGATACACTATCTAATAATGTTATTGGCATTAAGAGGAAGTGTGGCTATTGTGGAGAAGCCTTTTACATAAGCAAGGACAATATTGATGATGCGATCTACTATGATAAAAAAACATATCATAGTAGTTGCTTTATCAACATCTGTAATAAGCGTTCTGAAATGAAAAATGAAAATATAGCACAAAAATGGACATGGATACTAAATAATATAGACTCAATAAAAGTTGATTCACAAAATCATTTAATTCAATCTATTGAAAAGGAAGAAGTTTTTAATTTTATCAAAGACGCTTATGGCATTTCGATAGTACCAACTACAATATGGCAGAAATTAGGAAATATCTACTCTGGTACTTTTAAAGGAATGACAAACGGGATTCCAGTAGGACATCTTCTTGACATGTGGAAAAGAAAAATAGATATGCTAAACGGAATCGCTAATAAAAATTTAGTAAAAGGTATTAACATGCAGCCAGACCAGAGGCTTAACTATGATTTATCTATTTTAGTTAACAAATATGATAGTTATTTAAAATGGCTTGAAAAGCAAAAGATTATTGAGTCCGAGAAAGGTGTTGAAATGACGCAAAATCTTGTAAGTCAAAGCATCGGATATAGAGGTAATGATAAGGAAAGCACTTGTGATAATAGTGATGATATTTCTGATTTAGTAGATGATATTTTTGGATAAGGAGAAAATTATTTGGAAAATGAAATTGAATTAAAAGATTCTAACATTCAATCAGAAATGTGTTTCGTTGGTGCACTAATGAGCAACCCCGATTTACTGGTTAATTATAGCAATTTTATGAGAAGTAAATATGACTTTTCAGATCCAGTTACAAAATTCTTTTACGATAGTCTTGAAACGTATTATCTTACCTTTTCTCAATCAGTTGATGAAACTAAATTGAACGTTTTTATGAGCCAAAATGATGAACGCTTAAAGTTGTATAAGCAATATAAGGGATGGAAAACTATTCAACGCTATATGAGCCTAGCTGATGAGAGTGATATTAAAAATTATTTCAATATAATTAAAAAATACTCTTTGGTTAGAGAATATGGAAGAAATGGGTTCCCTGTAAATAAAATATTGTCACATAAAAACTTTGATAAAATGACTCCAAATGATATTTATAGAATCATTAGAACAAAGGCAGATAAAATAAATACTGTAATTAACGCAGGAGAAGAGTCTATTGAACTCACTGATAAAAATTCTGTTCAGATTGATAAATATTTAGAAAAGCCGAATTTTGGCTTACCTTTTCCATGGTATATGTATAACGAATTTTTTCTTGGAATGAGAGATACCAAGGTTTTATTTGAAGGGTTTTTATCAAATGAAGGAAAAACAAGGAAATTAATTTTATTGGCTGCATATATAGCTTTAGTTCAAAATGAAAACTTCTTCTTGATGAGTAATGAAATGGATGAGGAAGATCTACGGAGTTGTCTTATAACAACAGTGGTTAATAACCGAGAATTTCAAGACTTACATGGTGTTTATATTGAAAAACCTGAAAAGGAAATTGTTTTAGGGGTATACCATGACGCTAAAAACGAAATTATTAGAAGAAAAATTGACAATAATGGTATATACGTTGAAAGCAACGAAGATTACATAAATAGAGTCAAACAAGATTCAGAAGAATATTGGAAAATCAAAAAAGTTACTGACTGGATTGATAGTAAAGACCGTGTTGGTAAGGTGATGTTTAAAGATGTTGGTGACGATTATAGTCCAGAGAGAATTGAATTTGAATTACGTAAGGCTAAAATGGTACAAAACATTAAATATTACGGATATGACACACTCAAGGGGTACAATACTGATGATTGGTCGCAAATTAAGCAGTTTGCTACAAGGCTAAAAGAACTTACGAAGGAATTAAGAATGAGTGGATATGCTGTTTTTCAGTTGAGTGATGATACAGTTTTCACCGATGTATTCAGTCTTAGTAGCAATAATATCGCAAATGCGAAACAAATCAAACACGTTGCTGATATTTTAAACCTTGGTAAAAAGTTAATAAAAGAAGAATATCATAATTATCAAGTTGTTTTGGAAGCAGATGCGTGGGGAGAACCAGTTGTTGAAGATTTGGATTTAAGAAAACAATATTTTTGTATCAAAGTAGATAAGAACAGAGCTGGAAGCAAAGATAAAATAATGCTTTTTGAAATAGATTTAAATTTGAATCTTTGGAGAAATATAGGTTATATCATTAAAAAACCTAAAAATACAGAGTAAATGGAGGGTGGTAATTGGATGTTAAAGAACTAAAGATATATATCTACGAAAACAAATACATTGAGCAAATATTAGAGTCCATCGGTTGCCACCATATTAAGTATCACTCAATCAATTCATATTGGACTGCTTGCAACCCAGATGGAGATAACCAGAAGGCAATTATTTTATATAATAATGAATCTTTGATATGTCTGAACAAAACTCGTCAAATGATTAAGACAAATAGAATAACAGATATTATTGACCTTGTATGCTTTATCAAAAATCTGACTTTCCCAGAGGGGTTAAAGTATATTTGTAGTGAAATGGGAATGTCATATTATCATAATTTTGATGATGATATTCCAGAAAGTTTTAAAATACTGAAAATGCTTGAAGATATGGAATTAAATATGGATGATAAAAAAGAAAAACCATTAATCCCTATAAGCGAGAGTATTTTGTCTTACTACAAACCATATGTAAATGATTTATTCTATGAAGATAATATAGATTACCAAACACAGAGAGAGTTTGAAATTGGTTTCGATGAAGAAAGTAATAGGTACACGATTCCAATTCGTTCTGAAATAGGAGATTTAGTTGGCGTTAAGGGAAGATACTTTGAACGTATTGTTCCAGATAGTGAAAATAAATATATATATTTAGAGCCGTGTGCGAAATCAAAAATTATTTATGGGTTATATAAAACAATTTCCTACATAAAGCAAACTGGAAGAATTTACGTAGGTGAATCGGAAAAGTTTGTTCAACAACTTTGGAGTTATGGATACAAAAACGGAGGTGGGGTAGGTGGTAAAGACCCATCAAGATATCAGAATGATTTAATGATTAGACTAGGCGTGGAAATCATATTTTGTTTTGACAAAGATGTTACCAAGGAAGAGCTAGAAGAAATAGCAAATCGGTATCCTGATGGAGTTCCACTGTTTTATATGTTTGACGAAGATAATATTCTTGAAAATAAAGAATCACCATCTGACAACCCTATAAAATGGAAGTACATGGTAGAGAATAATATATATAAATTAAGATAAGAGGTGTATGTTTGCAATATAAATTATACGATAAAGCCAATAACGATACTTCTAATGTGTTTAGTGTAAAATAAAACTGTAACGAAATGCAATCCAAAAGTGTAACACTCCCTGCATCGAAAAAAATCCATTGTAACACCCTTCCAAATCCATTATCCTTATGTTTGTCGAGAACTTAAGGAGGAAGAAAGGAATGTTATCAATGGATGATATTAAGTATATCAAACGTCTCTATGAAAGTGAAGGGATTTCTATCCGGGAAATCATGCGTCGGACAGGCTATCACTATGAAACTGTCAAAAAATATCTGGATATGGAGGACTTCAATGAGCCTCTTCATCCACCAAAGGATTCAACCTCTCTGCTGGATCCGCTGAAGCCTGTCATAGATCAATGGCTCCTTGATGATTTAAAAGCACCACGCAAACAGCGTCATACTGCAAAGCGTGTGTTTGAACGGTTGCAGGCTGAATACCCACAAATGCTTGAGGTAAAACTCCGCACGGTTCAGTATTATGTATCACAAAAGAAAAAGGAATTATTTCAATCACAGCAGAAAGCATATCTTCCGCTGTATCATCCACCAGGTGAAGCACAGATAGACTTTGGACATTTCTCTTATATCAATAATTCTGGAGAAATGACGGATGCATTGAAACTGACGATGTCATTTCCCTTCAGCAATCATTCCTACTGTCAGATATTTGGTGGCGAGAACCAGCAATGTCTGCTCCAGGGAATGAGAAATATCTTTGAATACATGGGCAAAGTTCCTTACAGGATTGTATTTGACAATCTCTCCAGTGCAGTAGCACATATGGGGAAGGGCCACCACCGAGTGCTGACAGAAGGTTTCAAGCGTTTTATGGCACACTATAAGTTTGAGGCAGCATTTTGTAACGGCGCTGCTGGCTGGGAAAAAGGTAATGTCGAAAACAAAGTTGGTTACGAACGCAGAAACATGTTCGTACCAGTTCCAACAATCCTTGATTTTTCCCAGTTTAATCAGGAGCTTTTTGAAGTATGCAACAAAGATGCAAAGCGTAATCATTATGTTAAAAGTGTTACAATCGAATCCCTGTTTCAAGAAGATCAGGCACAGATGCTTCCACTTAATGAAGTCCCATATGAAATCTTCCTGATCGAACCACGTAAAGCTGATAATTATGCAAAGGTGACCTTTGACAATAATCTTTACTCATCTTCACCTAAGTATGCACAGGAAAATGTATACATAAAAGCTTCCAGTGACAAAGTGTGGATCTTGAACCAATCCTATGAAATCATCATGGAACATAAAAGGCTTTATGGAAACGGTCTTCAATCAATGAAGTGGCTTCCGTACATAGATTTAATGTCCAAACGCCCTAGTGCCATAAAATATACAACCTTCTATCAGGAGTTACCAGACAACTGGCAGAAATATCTTGGAAAACAGAATACCGAGGGCAAGCGAAAAGGCCTGACCTCTTTATATACAATGCTGCAGAAGCACGATATGCGTACGGCTGAGAGTGCACTTGCATTTGCAATCAGCAATGGAGTAAATGATGCAGACAGTATTCTTGCTGCATATAGGTCTCTCACGTCGCAAGTGCAGCAATTGCAACCAATGCAATTAAATGCAGATATCTTATCCATGCCTAGTTTTGCAACAAATAATGCAAGATATGATGACCTCTTCCGACAGGAGGTATGTTCCTTGTGAAAGAGCAGATTTATGAATGCTGTAAGGAACTGCGTCTGAGCATAACCTTCGCTGAAAACGCATTATCCATGTCTGGCGATACCTATCAGGATTATCTCCTCAAAGTTTTGAGGGCTGAACTTGATTACCGTAACAACAAGCGAAAAAAACTGCATCTAAAGCAGGCAGGATTTGATAATATAAAAACATTTGAAGGATATGATTTTCGTAATATCATCATTCCAAACACAACAAGTATTGATGGAATCAAAACACTTGAATTTATGGACCGAAATGAAAATCTGATTCTCTATGGCAGGAATGGAGCCGGTAAAAGCCATATGGCAACTGCCGTAGGCGTAGAAGCCTGTATGCAGGGGAAAAAAGTACGGTTCTACAAAACTGCCACGCTGGTAAATGAATTGACAGATGCAAAAGCGGACGGTTCACTTACCAAACTTCTAAAACGTCTCAGTAAGCTTGATCTGCTAATCTGTGACGAGTGGGGATATCTTCCGTTTGACGCGGAAGGTTCCCAGTTATTATTTCAGGTAATTGCAGACTGTTACGAAAAACGCAGCCTGATTATTACAACAAATATAGAATTCAGTAAATGGAATGGAATCTTCTATGATGATCAGCTGACAGCGGCACTTATCGACCGTCTGGTGCATCACAGCCACCTCATCGTTTTTGATAGAGACAGCTGGAGATTTGAACATTCACTGATGAAAGATTCAGCAACTAAATAAACTCTCTAGGGTGTTACACTTTTTCTTTGCACTTTGTTACACTTTGGGGTTGCAAAAAACACTAATGTATTAAAAGAAGTTCTTAATAATAGAGGTATAGACGACTATTATAGATATTTAAATTTAGACAAAAGTGTATTAACACCGTATCAGGCATTAGATTGCATTGGCAAGGCAGTAGAATTGTTTATGAAACATTTTAACCAAAAGAATAAAATAGGGATTTTGGTTGATGAAGATCCAGACGGGTTTTGTTCCGCATCAATGATGTATTTATATATTAAACGAATGGATCAAGATTATCCGGTTGAATATATCTTACATACAAGAGCAAAAGCACATGGTCTTTCAGATGATGTAGTTATTCCAGATGGCATTGAATTACTTATCATTCCAGATGCAGGAACAAATGATACTGAACAGTGTAAGACATTGGTGGAGTCAGGTATTAACATACTGATATTAGATCACCATGAAAGCGAAGAAAGCAATACATATGCAGTGATTGTAAATAATCAAATGAGTAATAACTATCCAAACAAGAATTTATGTGGAGCTGGTATTGTATATCGGTTCTTACAGGCATTAGATGAAGAAAATTGGAACGAATATGCCGATGATTATTTAGATTTGTGTGCATTAGCGAATATTAGTGATGTAATGGATATGCGGTCATATGAAACAAGATATTTAATAGATTTAGGATTATTGAACATTAACAACAAATGTCTTAAAGCATTGATAAATGCTCAAAATTATAGCATGGGCGGAAAGATTAATATTCATAATATACAATGGTATATTACTCCTATTTTAAACGGAATGATTAGAGTTGGTTCACAAGAAGAAAAAGAATTACTGTTTCGAGCATTTATAGAGCAAGAAGAATATTTTGAATATAAAAAGCGTGCGACCAAAGATAAAGCTTCTAAAATTATACAAGAAAGCATTTATGAAAGAGCTGCGAGGTTATGTAAAAACGCAAAAAGTAGACAAGATAAACAGAAAGAAAAAAATGTAACACAGATTTCAGAAATTGTAGAACGTCTACCAAAAAAAGATAAAGTAATTATAGTAGATGCTTCTGATATTTTAGATGGTGGTTTAACTGGCGTTGTTGCCATTAAGATTGCAGAAATGTTCAATAAGCCTTGTATTTTATTGAACAAACATTTTGATAATAAGTCTAAAAAAAATACATATGGTGGAAGTGCTAGAAATATGAACCATAGTCCAATTGATAGTTTTAAAGACATTGTTAATAGTAGCGGAGTATTTAATTTTGGCAAAGGTCATTCAAATGCTTTTGGTGTTAGCTTGGATATGGATAAAAAAGGCAAGGCAATTTCTGTAATAAATGAAATTTTACAAGACGTTGAGTATGATTCCACTTATCGTGTAGATTTTATCTTGGACATTGATGATGTGTCTTTGAAAATCATTACTGATTTGGCAGTTTTAGAAGATATTGTGGGGCAAGGTATTGAAGAGCCAATGTTTGCTGTTGAAAATATTAATCTTACAAGAGATTGCTTTGAAGTATTTGGAAAAAATGAAGACACTATTAGTTTTACAGTCAATGATATTAAATATATTCAATTTAAATGCAAAGATGGAAATGAACTGTATGATTGGCTACAGAGTGCATGGGATGAAAATGACAGTATAACATTTAATATTGTAGGAAAACCATCAATTAATGAATATAACGGTGTAAGGACACCACAAATTATTATAGAAGATAATGTTGTAATTAATACAAACAGTAATTCTGAATACGAAGAATGGTAGGTGATAAAAATATATAGTTCAATACATAACCACTCATATTTTTCCTTATTAGATGGGTATGGAAGTCCGAGAGAAATGATGGATCGTGCAAAAGAAATTGGATTAAAAGCCTTTGCAATTACTGAACATGGAAATGTATACTCACATATATATTTTGATTTAATTAAAAAGGATTACCCGGATATTAAGATGATTTATGGGTGTGAATTATATGAATGTGAAGATATTTCTATTAAAGATAAAGATAATAAGTATTTTCATTTAATTTGTCTTATTAGAAATGAACAAGGAAGAAAGGATTTAAACAAAGTTATTACAAAAAGTAATTTTGAAGGTTTCTATTTTAAGCCACGATGCTCCGTAGAAGACTTAAAACCGTATGCTGATAATTTTGTAATCACATCAGCTTGCTTAGCTAGTAAAATTGCACGAGAGAAAGATATTAATAAATGTGTTGATTATATAATTAAATATAAAAGCATTTTTCCTTATTTTTATCTCGAAATGCAATCACATAAACATAAAGATCAGTGTTTGTATAATCAAAAAATTTTAGAACTCTCTGAAAGAACCAATACCCCATTTATTATTACAACAGATAGTCATGCTCCCAAGAAAGAAGATTTATATTATCAGGATAAACTTATTAAAATTGGAAGAAATAGTAGCAATAATGATAAAGATGCTATTGAGAATAGTGAAGTTTACGAAGGTTGTTATATGCAAACTGAAGATGAAATTCATGAATGTATGGACGCTCAGATTGGGTATGACAACGTAGTTATTGGTTTGGAAAATACAAATAAGTTAGCAGATTTGATAGAAAATGTTGATATGCCATTTCAGTCACCACAATTACCTACATTTCCACTACCAGTTGGTTACAAGGATAATAATGAGTTTTTATGGCACTTAGTTAAACAGGGATGGATTGATAGAGGGTACGATAAACTTGATGAAAATGAACAAAGGATAAGAAAAGATAGATTAGATTATGAAATGAGTGTTATTCATTCCATGGGGTTTGATGGATATTTTCTATTTGTTTGGGATTTTATTAAAGCAGCAGAGAGGTTAGGTATTGAAGTAGGAAAGGGAAGAGGAAGTGCAGCAGGTTCGTTAGTATGCTATTGTTGCCATATTACTGATATTGATCCAATTAAGTATGGACTTATCTTTGAACGATTTTTGAACCCAGAACGAGTTGGACTCCCTGATATTGACACAGATGTAGGTGATAGAGACGCAATAATTGATTATCTTGTTGATAAATATGGAGAAGAAAGGGTATGTCAAATTATAAATTATTCATACATCACTCCATGTGTTGCAATTACTGATGTTGGTAAAGTTTTAGAATTCCCATATAACCAGATGCAAAAACTTTCACAAAAATTTACATTTGATAAATGGGAAGACTGTATAAAAGCAAACCCAAAGTTATTACTCGATAATCCACAATATGTTGAACTTTTCGATATAGCAAGCCATTTAAGTGGAAGGGTAAAAACTGTTTCTATTCATGCAGGTGGGATAGGTATTGTTGATACTAATATAAATGATTATATGCCTATGAAAATAGGAACAAAGGGCGAACATGTAGTTCAAGTTGACAAACATTATGTAGAAGATATTGGTATTGTTAAGTTTGACCTCTTAGGTGTAGCCACATTAAATATGGTAAAGGAAATAAAGGATGACCTTCATTTAGACCCTTGGGACTATGATATAAATAATCCAGTATTTGAAAGTGATAGACAAACTTATGATTTATTGGCAAGTGGCAAAACAAATGGTGTATTTCAGGTAGAATCAGCGGGCATGAAAGATTTGTTGGTCAAGCTAAAACCTAAACTTGAACAATTAGATTTCGAGATTATATCTATTATTTTAGCATTATACCGACCTGATAGCATGGGAGCCTTAGATGAGTTTGTGGAAATGGCAATTGGTGGTGATAGACCTGCTTCCATTCATCCTGACATGGATGAGATTCTTAAAGATACAAATTACTGCATGATATACCAGGAGCAGCTTCTTGATATAGTGCGAAAATTTGGTGATAGGACATATGGTAAGGCAGATTTATTTAGAAAGGCAATTGGAAAGAAGCTCCCAGAACTAGTAAAAAAAGAATCGGAAATACTTAGAAACGAGATAATATTAAATGGTTACTCAAAAGAAGTTGCAGATAAAATTGCAGACGAGTTATCTCAGAAGGGTGGCTATCTTTTTAATAAATCACATTCATATTCATATGCAGTTTTATGTTTTGAAACTGCATGGTTTAAAGCACATTATCCTACTTATTTTTTTAAGGCGTTATTTAATCAGAACAAGGACAAGGCAGGCGCATTAAATAAATATATCCTTGATGCAAAGTATTTTAAGGTAGAAGTTAATCCACCACATGTTAATAAGTCTGGTATTAATTTTACTGTGGGTAATAATCATGTTGTATTTGGGTTATCTGCAATATCAGGAATCGGTGAAACACTTTCAAGGGTAATCATTGAGGAACGTGCTAACAATGGGGATTTTAAGTCATTTGATGACCTTGTTGAAAGAGTACCTTTGTCAAAGTCGCAGGTGATTGCGTTAATAAAATCTGGTGCTATTCCATGTAAAAATAAAAGAAAAAAATTGATTAGTTATTTAAAGTCACAATATCAACCATTGGTTTTTTCAGAGGTATTATCGTTGCCAACATATAAAATACTACAAGAAGAGTGGAGAATAGATTTAAGCAAATATATTGTTCCCTCATCTGGGAAACGGGTTGTATACGATAAAGATGCGTTATTAGCGGAATATAATAAGTTAAAAAAGGAATTATTTAATGAAAATCAAAAATTAAGATTTCAAAAATACATAAGTGAAAACAATAAATACTTGGAAAATGAAGAGTTTTGGGAATTTGAGACACTTCAAGTTTTTATTAATAACAATCCATTTGATGCTGCTTATACTTTTTTAACACCATTTGAGGATATTCCAGACGGAGAGAAATGTACTCTAGTCGGAATAATTGCAAAGGTACAAAAGAAAAAGGATAGGAACGGTAAACAATTTGCGTATATAAATATCTATTCTAGTTTTGGATTGGTAGAAGGAATTGTATGGCACACTCAATTAAAAGAATATGAAGATTTGATAAAAAAGGGACAACAAATAGCAATACTTTGTAAAAAGGATAGTGAGGAAAAAGTAATTGTAGAAAAGATAAAACCCTATAATATATGGCTCAAACAGATGAAAGAGAAGGGAGTGACGGTGTAATTGGAATTTGACGAGGAAGTTTTAAGTTTTAATGCTACAATTACCTATCAGCGATATTATAATCCAGATACGACATGGGGCGTATTTGGATTTTCAACCGAAGATGATATTCCATATTATGTAAAAGAAACTAAAAATGATAGTTCTTTTGGAGAATCTATTGGTAATAACAATAGGAAAATGAGTTCCATTGCCGGTAAAATGCAAGAACTTATTGTCGGTGGAGAATATATTATAAAAGCAAGATACAAATGTGATAAAACATATGGACATCAGTACGAACCGATTTCGATATATGCAATAATCCCACAGACTAAAGAATCACAATTGTTATTTTTAAAATCTCTTATACCAGAGTGGATGGCTGAAAATTTAATTAGTGCATACCCAGATGTGATAAACGATGTGTCAAACGGAACATTAAAGACAATTGACTATAGTTTGGTTAAGGGTGTTAGGGAAATAACTTGGAATAAGATTAAGGAAAAAATAATTAATAATTATTTAATCTCTGATATTATCACAATGCTCAAACCTCTTGGTGTTACTTACGCGATGATTAAAAAATTATTGTCAGAGGAACCGAATCCAGTTTTATTAAAACAAGAAATTGAAAAGAACCCATATACAATTTGCAAAATATCTGGAATTGGATTTAAAAAGGCTGATGATTTTGCTTTGAAACTTAACCCAGAACTCATTGATTCTGTAGATAGGTTGGTAGCCTTTATTAAATATTATTTTCAAGACCTTGGCGAAAGTAAGGGACATACTTGGGTTTCTGAGAAAATACTGAGAACTGCTATTAGTAATAATGTTTATGAGTGCTCAGAAAAAGTTGATTGGTTATTTAATAACAATGAGTTTTTACATATTGAGAATAATAAAATTGGATTAAGGTATTATTATGATATTGAAATGCAAATATATCATTTATTACTTGAAAAATCAAAAAAGGATACTGACATACTTATTTCTGACGAAGTAATTGAAAAGGCAATCAAAAATGCAGAATTAGAACAGGGATTCAATTATGTTGTTGAGCAGTTAGACACCATACATAAAAGTTTACATAGAACTATCAGTCTTATTACTGGTAAGGCTGGTACTGGTAAAACGTCTATAATGAGAGCAATAGTAAAAGCCTACACAGAAAATAATTTCATGATGTCAGCTTCTGCCTTATCAGCAATGGCAGCTCAACGAATAACGGAGGCCACTAATTTTCCTGCAATGACGATTCATAGAACACTTGGTTGTATTGGACTAAATGAATTTACATTTAACAAGGATAACCATATGATTGTAAGCGTGGCTTTTCTTGATGAGGGAAGTATGGTGAATGCTAATCTGTTCTTAAATTGGCTAGAGGCGATAGATGATAACACCAGAATAGTCATTTCAGGAGATCATAAGCAATTACCTCCTATTGGGTTTGGAAATGTGTTTTCAGATTTAATTGAGATGTTTGATGATACTGTGGTAAGTAAGTTAATAAAACCTATGAGACAGGCTGAAAAATCGGGAATATTAGTTGATGCAAATTTAATTCGTGAAAACATCAATCCTATTACAGAAAAACTACAACCGAGAATTATACATGGTGAATCACAGGATATGTATTATATGTTTAGAAATAATAGACAATCACTTTTTGATATTGCAGTAAAGACGTTTTTAAAATCCGTTGAAACTGATGGACTAGACAATGTGGTTATTGCAGTTCCGAGGAGAAAGGACTGTTTGAATAGTACATCAGAGTTAAATAAAATAATCCAGGATAAACTACTTGGTTATGAAAATAAGAGTATTGATGGTTACAATTTAATATTTAAATTAGGTGCCAAGGTTATGCAAACTGTAAATGATTATGATAAAAATGTCTTTAATGGAGAAATAGGATATATAACCGAGATTAATGAAAGAAATGACGGAAAGAAAAAAGAGCAATATTGTGTAGTTACATATACAGATATTTTTGGTAAGGATAAGCTGATTGAATACACGAAAAAAGAACTATCAAATTTAGATTTAGCATACGCTATGACGGTTCATAAGCTACAGGGAGCCGGTAGAAAAATTGTGATAGGTATTATTGACAATACGCATCATCAGTTATTGGATAATTGTATGTTATATACATTGCTTACGAGAGCTAAAAGGAGGTGCTTATTGTTAGCAGAGCCTCAAGCGTTTTTACAGTGTATCAGGACAAGTCATAATAAACGAAACACTTGGATGATGTTGGAGAACAAAACAGCATAAACAAATGAAACATATTATTGATTGGAGAAATGGAGGTAGGTTATGAAAATTATTAAAGGAGAGAGATACTTTCTTGTAAAAACACAAGATCTTCGAAACGAAGATGATTTCGAAAATTATAAATTTGAGTCTATCGACATTGCATTGGATTTTATGAACGAAAAGTTTGTAAAAGATATTTATGGAGCATCTCACTTCCTGGGTGGAAATGAGTATATTTATGAAGTCAAAGAAGTGACTGAATATGAAGTGGATTATAAATCAGACATGCATAGTTTAGACGAAAAGGATTGGTATTGGAGTTTAAAGGAGGATTCATGACAAACGGAGATTGGGTTAGAAATATGAATGATGAGCAGCTCGCTTTCTTTATTAATATAGGCAGACCAAATTGTAACGATATTTGTGAAGATGCCAAGTCTGGTTGTGCCTTTGGCTGTAAATATCATTGTGGAGAAGATGTGCTACGTGAGTGGTTAAAAAGAAAGGTCGGCGATTAAATGTATCAGAACTGTTGTAAAAAGTGTGGTAGCACATCTCTCCACACTGAAATAAAGGGCAATAACACTGGTTTATATTGTGATGATTGCGGAGCTTATATAAAATGGCTATCTAAAGATGAACTAAGAGCATTTGAACATAGTAAAAAAGAGAATCATAAAAATAATACAGAACCAGATAGTAAAGATACGATTACAAGACTTAAAGAATTCGCAGAGTATCTTGATAAGGTAATTGATAAAGAATATGAAAAATTACCTATGTCACCAGAAGATACCATTAGAAAATCATCTTACTGTTTGGCATTGGAACGTAATAAAAATGCAATATGGAATATTATTAACGGAAAAGATTTTAGTTACACTGGTGATTAAAAGCCGATAGAACAGTGGTTTCAAAAGGAGAATTATGATAAATAACAGAAATGAATTATACGATTATCTCAACAATGTTGACTTGGAATCCAAAAGGGACACGAAATTGTCATCGGTATATTTTTTGGTAACAGTAGATGGACATACTGAGCCGATATATTTCATGCAATATGAAAACGGATATTTTGAATCGCCATGTGATTTACATAGTTTCCCTCTGACAGAAGAAGAACTGGAAGATTATGTAAAAGAAATGTACGAAGAAAGTGGATTTGAGTATTCGTTAGAGTTTGAGAAAACAATGCAACGAGGATCACTTCATTATGAAATTGACTGTCCGCAATGTTTTCCATTTTTCAATAAGATAGATAATATTGAAATGATTTCTGAAAAAGAGTGTTTAGATTGGTTGATTGCCAATGATAGGGCAACTGAAAAAGATGAGAACTTTAAATGAAATAAAATGAAAGGAAAGCCCGATTTCAATAGGAGGTGATTTCTATACCAAGATATAATTTTGATGAAGATTTTGAGTTACAAGCAAGAGCTAGAGGATGGATTGTTGTTGATTTTGAAGAGCGGAGGGAGAATAAGAAAATGACAACATTAGAGATGTTAAATAGGGCTGAATTAGACGGAAAGACATATTATGATTATGATATGAGATATAACAAAAAGTATGGTTTTCACGACTGTGAAGGGGAATTTTGGAGTACTAAGGGATTTAGTATTGTTAACGAAATCTTTGAAGGAGACACATGGGAAGAGTTAGATCCTGAAGATGATGTGGATTATGAAAAACCTATGTCTATTGAAGAAATCCAAGAAGAACTCGGGTACAAAATCAAGATTGTACAAAAGAAATGAGGTGATAATTATGATGTGTTATGACGTAAAAGAAGGATCATTTCCGTTGACTTTACAGGAGTGTGAGTGCATTCAAGCCCTATGTAATGAAAGAATTTCAGAGATGAAGAAAGATTTAGATAAAAAAGATTCTCATAAGTTTATATTAATTAAGGCTCTAGCAGGTAAAATAGGTGGATTTGTTGAATTAATGCACGCTCGCGAAGAAACGGAAAATCTGAAAATTAAAGAAGATTACAATATGAGAAGAGAATTGGAGAAAATTACAAAGAACGGAGAATAGAATGGCAGAAGTTATATGTGAAACAATTGTGACAGTTGTTATAATTTTATGCATTACATATGTGTTAACACATTAGAACGGTATTTCAAGTCAAAATGAAAGGAGAATAATGAATAGAAAAAAGAAATTGATTATCGGTGTGACACTATGGTTATCTGTTGTGATTTTGTCCGGTTGTGTTCCGACTAACACCTCATCAATGACTACAGTACCAAGCGATACCACTTATTCTGGGTCAATTGAAGAATATAGATATGATGATAGTTTTTACATTTATGTAGACCCGGACACAGGCGTTAATTACATAGTATATGTTGGAATGAAAAAGGGTGGAATAACACCAAGATACAATCCAAACGGAAGTCTTTTCGTTACAGAAAATTAAGGAGGACAATGATTGAAAGAAGTAATTGGAATTTTTAAACAGATTCAGGACACAAGCAGCCTGAACAAGAAGAAAGAAATTATTAAAGCAAATAGCAGCAATGAATTATTTAAGAGGTGTTTGAAATTCCTTTTAGACCCACATATTCTCACAGGAATTAGTGATGCGAAAATACATAAACATGTAGAACCTGAAACAGAGTTAAGTCCATTATATCTTTGCGAATTCAGCGAATTTCCCCAAGTAATTGATTACTTAAAACTAAATAATACAGGTAGGGATTCTGATATCTATGAGATTCGGGCGTTTTTAAGTGGACATGAAGAAGATAGAGAATTCTATGAGCAGATGATTACAAAGAAATTCAGGCTTGGTTGTGATGCAAAGGTTGTAAATTCTATGATTCCTGGACTGATTTCTACATTTGATCTTATGCTCGGAACCCCTGTCGACAAAGTGAAGCTAAAGGGAAATGAGAGGATTTTCTTATCCAGAAAACTTAACGGTACAAGAGCTGCTTTTATTGGCGATAGGATTATGACACGACAAGGAAAAGAGTATATAGGATTGGATCACATTATCAACGACCTTAAAGCAATGGGACTTTCGGATATGTTTATTGACGGAGAACTTCTATATAAAAACGAAGAGGGTTTGTCTGATTCAGAAGCCTTTCAGAAGGGGACTGGAATTGCAATGAGTAAGGACAAAGATAAATCTCAACTTAAATTGGTTGTGTTTGATATCTTTCCATTGGAAGAATTTTGGACAGGTAAATCCGCTGAAACTTACGGTAAAAGAAGTAATGGATTAAGTCTGTTGTCATTATTCATAGACGATTACGGAAGTAAAAATATTGAGATTGTACCAAGAGTCTACTCTGGAACAGACCATAATGAAATATGGAAATGGTTGGATATTGCGGAGAAAGAAGACTGGGAGGGAATCATGATTAATCTTGATACTCCCTATGAGTGTAAGCGCACAAAGAATTTAATTAAGGTGAAGAAATTCTTCTCAGCCGACTTGTTGTGTACTGGCGTTGAAGAAGGATCTGGTCGAAACAAAGGAACGCTCGGTGCGTTGGTTTGTGATTATAAGGGATATTCGGTGAATGTTGGCTCTGGATTCACAGATGAACAGAGAAAATATTATTGGGAGAATCCTGATGAAGTAGTAGGACGGATTGTAAGCGTGAAATATAAAGAGGAGACGAAGAATAAAGATGGTGGAATTTCAATACAGTTCCCGGTATTCGAGAGTGTTAGATTTGATAAGTCAGAACCAAGTTATAACTAATTGACAAGTAAAAGGAGAATAAAATAATGACAGATTCAGAGATTCAGCACTACATTGAAAACAGAGGACATTATCTTACCCAGGACGAGATTCACCATATTCTGGACGTGGAGAGAAATCCACAGATTGATCACTATCAGTTCATTGATGGATATAAATATGAGGCTTGGACAAATAGCGGTGGATATTTTAAATTTTTCAAGAGATAGGTAAAGAAATACGAGTTTTATGGATGGAAATGATAGGTGAAAGATTGGTTGATACAAACTATGTGATTAAAACTTATCCGAAATATGTGAATGAACAGACAAAGAAAATTATAGGCTACAAGTTCAATAATTTGTATAGATAGCTATACTGTATGTGATATATAGATAAAAAAGAAAAAGAGTAGTTTCCTACTCGGTTTTCTTTCTAAGATCTTGTTTTTCAGCATTAGATAAATTGATTTTTCCTATAAGCTGCTTACGTTTTTCTCTATTTATATACCACTCATTCATTAGTAGTTCAATAAGATTTATTAGTGTAGTGGCCTCGTCAGGGTCTATATCGACGATTAAATCAGTATCTTTTTCCATATGAGCGCCAATATTTCCCAATTCACGTAAAGAATCAATGGCATTCCACAGATCGTCATCTAATAATTTGCTTTTAAGTGCTGTGATTTCTTGATTTAAGTTCTTTAATTTTATATTCCAGAAATCATGAATCATTCCTTGCAGACAACGACGAGACAGCGTTGCACTGGCTTTGGGGCTTGAATTTACAATCGCATACGCTTCTTCGTAATCATTACGAATTTTTTCGGGTATGTATTCTGGAAACTGTTTAGCTAATGATCTTGGAAGTATGTTAACAGATACATGCTTAGTTTCATCTCCTCTGCCTTCGCAGTAAATTATGTGCTTGTTGCATTGAGGACATTTATAAAAATCGATTCTTAACGCCGACTCCTCATAGTTTGGATACTGAGTAAAACAATCGTCTTCATTAAATGAAGGATGGCGAGACTGATGCGTTTCTCTTGTTATTGCAAATACTGTTGAGCAAAACGGACAGTTAAAACTTGACATATTGAACATCTCTCCTTTAGTTATTTGGTTTAATTTTATCATATTATTAAAAAGTAGCAAGGTAAAATGTTTTCAATTATTGGAGATTATCAATAGCATTAAAGATTAATTAAGAGAATTAGAAATAAACACATGATTGCAACATGTGAAAATAGAAGAAAGGGTGGAGGTTTCTCGCGAGGTAACAGTACTGTACCCTTAATTATGAATGGAAAACAATATCAAAGAAAATATAAAAAGATCAGTAAAATGCGAAATATATCGTGATTCAATGCAGAATTACAAAAAGTATGGTATCAGACCAGCACAGTTAATCATTGCAGATGTTCCATATAATGTAGGAAATAATTTTTACGGTTCTAATCCCATGTGGTACAAGAATGGAGATAGTTCGAATGGAGAAAGTAAACTTGCCGGTAAAGCTGCTTTCAATTCAGACTTCAATTTCAATCTTTATGAGTACTTCCACTTTTGTTCCAAAATGCTAAAGAAAGATGACAATAGACCAGTTCCAAGAGGAAGAAGTTCGGATAACCCATGTATGATTGTATTCTGTTCCTTTGAACAGATTCAGACATTGGTTGATGCAGCTAAGAAGCATGGATTCGTAAATTACATACCGTTGGTATTTGTCAAGAATTACAGTCCGCAAGTTTTAAAAGCCAATATGAGAGTGGTGGGCGCTACGGAATATGCACTGTTGTTTTACCGAAATAAATTACCAAAATTCAGAAATGGATTGCAGATTGACGAGAACGGTAAAAACATTCGTGGGACAGGTCATATGGTTTTCAATTGGTTCTCATGGGAGAAAGACGGAAAGAACATTCCCAAAATCCATCCAGCGCAAAAGCCAGTAAATGTATTGAAGAAATTAATTGAAACATTTACTGATCCAGGAGATGTGGTAATTGACCCATGCTGTGGTTCAGGAGCAACTTTAAGGGCAGCTCATGAACTAGGAAGATCGGCTTATGGATTCGAGATTGACAGAAACTTCTTTACCAGAGCTAAAGACGAAATGCTTGCGTTTGGTGATGGAGAATAAGAATACATAAAATGACGATTTTAAAGGAGACCAGCTATGAAAAGTCAAGTATAAATTAGAAAAAAATACTTTTTATTACCGGTGGTAAAAAAGGGTAACTTTAATAAAGCTCCCTAAGGTGCATTTTAAAAAATCTATCGATATTGGTACACAGACCTCTTAATTGAGATTAAATTCTACTTCGTCAGTGAGCATCTTCCAGATGATTCTGACAAGTTTGCCGGCACAGTGCCCTAAGGCATTATAGTGTGTCCGGCCTTCAGCCATCTTGGTATTATAATAGGCCTCGAAGGTGGCATTGTTTTTTACAACATTGTGAGCTGCATTAATAAGAGCATATCGAAGGACTCTTGATCCCCGTTTAGACATTCTGGTGTGCTTGGCACTAAAGTTACCTGATTGGTAAACAGAAGGATCTAAGCCTGCAAATGCAAGCAGTTTACAAGGGCTGGAGAAACGGTGAATATCACCGGTTTCACCGAGGATCATTCCACCGTTTATGTATCCGATACCTGGAATGGTCATGATGACAGAATCATGGAATTTCATGATATCTGCCATCTCAGATTCCACCCGATCCAATTGTCTATCTAATAACTCAATCTGTGCAATGGAGTGGGTTATCTGAATAGATAGAGCACTGTCGTTAGCACCGACGGACTTCTGTGCGAGAACTCTTAATTCTTTTGCCTTTTCTTTGCTGAAGTGACCATGGGAGGAAACTAAAAGCAGGTGAGCAAGATGAGTCATATGCATGGAAGCAATGTCCTTTGGTGTTGGAGCCTCTTTTAAAAGAGCATAGACAGATTTTTGATGCAGTCCGGATTTAAAGAGATACTGCAGTTCCGGAAACACTTGATCGACATAAGAAGTCAGCTGAATTTTTAACCGTGTCCGCTGCTTAATGGTCTTTTGACGAAAACGACCAAGTGTCTTTAAATCCATCAGATCCAAATCATAATAGGAAACAAATCTAAAGGAGTCCTGCATCATTAAAGTTTTAGCAATAATGTAAGTGTCGACCTTGTCCGTCTTGGTTTTACGAATGTTGTTCTTACGCATGGAAGACGTTTTAATGGGGTTCAACACACACACATGGAAGGAACTGGCAACAAGGTATCGAACGAGGTTGTCACCATAGTGTGCCGTCGATTCAAGACCGATGATGATGTCGTCAGACTCAAGAGAATTGAGTTTGGAAACGAGAAGTTGGAAACCATCAGCGTCATTTGTAAATTTGAACGGCTCGATGAGAATTTCGCCATCAGAAGATATGGCTGAGGCAAAATGGTTGAGCTTAGCAATATCAATGCCAACGTAAATCATGAGGTTGTACCTCCCTTTCTAAAGGTCTGATACCGTGATATCCACCAACGATTATCATCGTAGACTTGATTGAAATAAGTACTCTAAATGAAACTTGGTACATCCAGCTAATAAACAATTCAGATAAAGGTAGCGGCAATACACTCCTGTTGAGTAGTCAAAGCTACAGGTAAAAAATTAAAAGTCCACAGTATCTGAATGTATTATAACCACGATATTAAAAAGAAAGGAAGTTATGATGTTTTGCTTCTGTAAACATCATACAAGAATAATATGGAAGAAAAGAAAATAAATACAGTTACAGTTAGATGGAATGATGGCTATAAAGAAGACTTTTCGGCAACAGAAATAAGATTTGGGAGTGATCTTTTATGGATGCGCCTATTAGATGGATGTAATAGACACATTCCATTAAGACAGGTCAGATGGTTTGGTACTTCAATTGAAAGTCATCAGAACACTGGCATGTAAACTAAAACCAACATGAAAGAGAGGTTTTATTAAATAATGGCCTTCCAAGATATTCCCGTCATAAAAAGGCTGGATAAATATAATGAAGCTATATTATTGCATACAAATAAATCAAAGAAATCGTTTATCAATGAATACCAAGTGTCAATTCCTGAAACAAACATACCCGTTGGTTATTGGTTTGTATATTTAAGTTTTATGCTAAATGGAGAGGAAGATAGTAATCGATGAATAAAGCCGAACAACAGTGTATTAGAGATTTATATTTGCTTATTGAAGAAATTACTGAGAAGTCCAAGAAAAGAGATTTCTCATTGTTTAGAGCTGCTAATATAGGAGGATGTGATCAATATCAGGGTCAGCCACCGATTTGTAGAAGACGCGATGCTTTGCTAAATGAATATGAAGATATTATACATGATGCATTGAATAAATAAGCACATAAAAGTAACGTTTCAAATGTAGAAGGGATGGAAACTATGCAAATAAAAGAGAGAATAAAGAAATGGTTGTTCTCTGATGAGATAGACAGAATACATAAGCTTGAAAACGATTATAGTGATTTAGATAGTTCATTCAAGAGAGCAGTAGATTTATTAGACAAAGCATATGGTAATTACACTAAGGCTGAAATCTTAGCAGAAAACACATCAAAAATCGCTGATGACTGTAGAAAGATGATGAATGAAATTTGTGATGTTGGTGTAGACATAGGATTCCGTGATAATTATCATAGTTGGGCAGTGGTTTGTATTCACGGTAAAATGGACTTTATGAAGTTTGTTCCTTTAAATCATTCTGACGTAAGAGATGTTGGAAGATTCTTAAAGCAATTTGAGTATTCAAAAAGAGTAGTAGATAATCCTTTTGCTCATGGAATGATAGATGATTTAATCGCAAAATTTTAGTGGAATTAAACAGGGAGATGAGTACAATATATGAAATTAATAAAAGCAATAGATATTGTAAATTATTATAGTAAATTGATTTTATCAGATGACTCCATGAAATGGGTTAAGATGCAGGATATGGATGAAATTGAAAGAGATGAACTTGAAGAAGCCGTTGAAAAGGTAAGAGATTTTATTATAGAAATGAGGTGATTAATATATACGGGAATGTTGGTGAAACGTGGGTGCTGATAAAGGAGTTAAAACTGGAAGCTTTATCACTCACAGATGTTGGAATTGAATTTAAAATAAAGGATTATTATTCGATACCACACGGGTACGCATCTATCGAATATAATGGGATTTTGTTATTCATTCCGGATCGTATTTTTGAGGAACACTTTATCAGGTTAAGTGAATACAAAAAGTATTATCAGCTTGGAGATAGAATAATGATAAATGCCAATGGTAATTTTAGCACATACCTTATTGAAAACATAACAGGCGCTGGACATTATGTGACGTTGGAACTTGAACAAGATTGAGGTTTTTATGGATAGAAAATATCAGAGAAGAATTAAAGCCAGGGAATGCCCGTTCTGTGGAGATAACTGGATTGAAGTGTATGAAAGCAGATACGGAGGATTCTTTGTAGAGTGTCAGAACTGTGGTGCCGAGATTGGAAATCCTGATCGTGAAGAATGGGCAATTGAGAGTTGGAACAACAGGTGGGGGCGTGATTGAATTAGAAAATGGAAGTACTATAGAAACCTTGGAATCAGAGGATAAACCAATTCGTGGGAAACGAGCGAGATTATATGATTTACTAAATGCGCAACATGAACGTGAATTAACGGAATGCGAGAAGAAGGTTATTGAATCGTTTATGGTAAAAGATTTACCAGATTTCAAGAGAGAATATGATTGTATTTGGTGCTCATCAAGAAAGGAAGAGTCATGAATGAATACTTAGTTACCATGGGCGGTGGCAGTTGGAATAATATTTTTATAGTATCGGCAAAGGATTCAAAAGATGCAATTAATCAGGTTTTTGATACTGTATTTAAGTGGAAAAATCCAGCTCTCAAAAAGGAGAATGAGGATTTTGGGGAACCAGTTAATCATATTTATTCTAAAACCGATTTAACCGCACGTAGCATTGGCAGTTTGCACAATGAAGAAGGAAAAATAATAACTGTTAATTAGGATAAATTCAACATTCTATATATAAAAGTAGGCTAGGACATCCCTTTCCTAGCCTACTATAAAGAATTATTTAGCAATCAACTATAGTCTTTTTTACAGTTTGTGTTTCATTTCCAACATATACATACTTTGATGATATGTCAAAAAAATTACTGTTTATAGACTTTGGTATTCGAGCTTTTGACTTGGGAACCGAAGTATATCCAAATGGTTCTACACTGACCTTAATCATACGTCCAATAGTTTGACGAACGGTGTTGTTGGATAAGTCGAGGTCACAATTTGGATCGTTGGAACATAATAATTCGATTTCTTCGGCACAGGCAGATAGTGGTGTAATTCCAGCTTTTAGACAATCATACATTTTAATTCGTATTTCATCGCTCATGATAAGATCAAAAACCGCCTCACCTGTTGTTTTACCTTTAACACATGAATTTGTAGAAAATGAAGAAATAAAGTCGTCAAATGTCATAATCGCTACCTCCAAGGTATAATATTGTTCTGTTACAATGCCATGGTAACATATTTGCACCTTGGTGTCAACTAGTAATATAAGTATTTTGTAACTAAAATTGAACGAGAATTAAGGAGAAAATAATATGAGCAATAAAAATGCAGAGAAGTTATTTCAGAAAACAGCAGAAGATACAGTAAATAAGGTTAGGTTGGCAGGTATGAGAGCAGGTGCTACTGGCATCCTCGGAGCCGTATTGAACATGTGCAACGAAGGTAAGGGTGTAGCTGATATCAAATCGTTCTGTGAGAAGTCATTAAATCTAGACGGTATGAAAGGGGATAAATAATATGAGATATATTTCAGATGAAGATTATAAGAAAATTATGAAGAAAATGGTGCCAATTGATAAGATTCAGATTTTCAGTTCAGAACAGGAATGCTTGGAGCATGAGAAAGTTTTAAATGAGGAGAAAATTAAAAGAGAAAAGTTGATTGCCGAAAAGAACAAGCGTAAAGATGAAGTTGTGGCAGCCTATGATGAATTTACTACGCTATTAAAGAAGTATACGGATGACTATAATGAACCTATAGATTTAAACGATTTCCCTTATCCATTAAACAGCTTGTTTACTAAAGGGATTTGGAGATTATTGTAAGGGAAGGTGTGAATATGGGAGTCGGGAATAATTCTTTTTACGATCCGGACGAGGCATTACATGAACTGGTGGTTCAGGAGCAAATACTGAACACCGCCATTGACGTACAAGCCCTACTTGGACTTTTAGTACATAAGGGTGTTATTACAAAAGAAGAAATTAATGTATTTAGAGAAAAGGTGAGATCAATACCTAAATATAAAACGACCATTGAGGAGATATCGAGACAAAAGAAAGGATTTAAAACAGCAAAAGAAAATCCGCAAGATTATCTTCGTGCTATATTTCAGGCAAAGATGGATGGGAAAATAAAATAGTTGAAACGGAAGTTTCATTAAGAAAAATGGAGGAGGTTTTATGGTGGAAGTCTTAGAACGTGGTGATAAAACTGTTGTTAATTGTACTTTTTGTGGAGCAAAGTTAAGATATTCAAAAAATGATATTAAGCAAGAAGAAGTTTTCAAGAGTCAAAGAGACAGTTATTTCAGGAACTATATTATTTGCCCTGATTGTGGAGAAAAGGTAATTATCAAATAAAAAGAGAGGGGTATAGGGCGTGGATAGACTGACGTGGGAATATAAAGATGGCGGTATGTTTGTTGACGAAACAGAGGTTAAGACATTTGAGTGTGATGATGTTTTAATGCATACAGGAAATGCAATTATTAAATTAGCTAAATATGAAGACACCGGCGTGTCGCCAGAAGAAATAAACAATCTTAAAAATGCGGTTAAGCTATTTTATAAAGACTTTCCAATCAATATAGCAAAGGCAACAGATATGATGCCACCCATATTCTTTCAGTAAAAAGATAGTTGATTATTGTAATGGAAACTTTGCAGGCTAGGATAAATAATAGAAAGGGATAAAAATGAAGATATTTTTTGATACAGAATTTACTGGATTGAGAAAAGATACTACGTTAGTTAGTATTGGATTAATTTCAGAGAATAAAAAACAATTCTATGCTGAGCTAATTGATTACAAAGAAGATCAGTGCGACGAATGGATACAAAAGAATGTCATTAACAAATTATATAAAACTGATTGGAACAAACGAGAAACAGAATATGTTGCCAATTATCATCTAGGAGCAAAATTAGAAATAGGGAAAGTTTTATGTAACTGGTTAGCTCAATTTGATTATGTTGAATTTGTATCAGATGTTTGTCACTATGATATGGTTCTGCTTATTGATTTACTTGGCGGAGCGTGGCACTTACCAAAAAATGTATGCGCAGCATGTTATGACATCAATCAAGATATAGCAAAAAAATATAAAATTACAATGAAGGAAGCATTTGACAAGTCCAGAGAAGATATTTTGTATCAGAATTATAAAGAGGGTGAGGTCAAAGGGGATAAACATAATGCTTTGTACGATGCAAAAGTAATTAGAGAATTATACCAGATTCTTAATAATGTAAAATTCGATAAATAAAATTGGGATTTTAAAGGAGGTTACATGAACTGGGCAAAAAACAATGACAACGATTATTCGAAAACTATTGGGAAATCAGGTACTCTATCATGTATTAAACATTGTATGCTTGGAGATACATGGTGGGAAATTGATTATGATGACGAATATATTAATAAATATATAGAAACAGATAATGAAGAAGTCAATCATAATGATACTGAAAAAGTATTAAAGTATGCGGACGACTGGTTATCTGAATTAATAGAAAATATTTCAAACAAATATAATAAATTAAGAGAGGAAAGTATTTAATGACAAACAAAGAAGCCGTTAAATCTCTGCAAAATATTGTTGAATATTGGGATATGCGTCCGACAGAACAGGAAGCCGCAAAATTGGCAATTAAGGCATTAGAGCAGCAAGAGAAGGAGCAATGGATTCCTGTAAGCGATGAAACAAACCCTAAAAAGAGTGATATTTACTTGGCAACATTTGAAGAAAACGGAAACAGATATGTCGAAAGGTTTTACTATTCAAATTTTAACGGCTGGTTGATGCCTATTCCGTGGCAAGATGAAGGTCATATAGACAAAATGATTGCATGGCGACCACTACCAGAACCATATAAGGAGGAAAACGATATTGAAGTATGATAAAGAACTGTATTTAGATAGCGGTTTTTACGGTGGAGATTTTGGAGATGATATCACCAACCACAAAGAAAAAATTGTGAAATGTCGTAAACCCCATGAGTGTAATGGTGGTTGCGATAAAGAAATTAAAGCAGGAGATTATGCACTTTTAGAAACTGGATTCATGGACGGAGAACCCGTGTCGTGCTATACCTGTCTTCCTTGTATAGAAGAATGGTTGGAGGAATCTGGACAGGTAGAAACTGAAGAATAGAGCGGTAAATAAATCTGGACTTTCAAAGGAGGGCTAAATTATAAAAGCAATATTTTTAGATGTTGATGGAGAACTTACTTATTCTGGATACAAAAATACAGAGACTAATAGTATAGACGAACAAAAGGTGCTGTTACTAAAAGAAATTGTAGAAAGTACCGACGCAATAATTGTTCTGTCATCATCATGGAAATCGGGATACGATAAGAAAACAGGAAAGAAAAGAAATTATTATAAAGTGTTAGAGGGGTTGCTAAATAAGAATGGATTAGAAATATTTGATATAACTGATGATATTCCATCAAAAATTATTAATGACAAACCAAGCGAATCAATGACCTTAGATGACATTATGAATATTAGATGTGAATACGGAACGGGCAGAGGTGCGGAAGTTAATAAATGGATACAAGAGAATAATCCAAAATCTTATGTGATACTCGACGACGAGAATCACGACTGGTCGGATTATGGACTTGAAAATAATTGGGTTCAACCAAGCTGGTATGATAAAAATGGTGGTCTACATCAAGAACATGTTGACAAAGCAATTAAAATTTTGAATAGATGAAAGTGAAATTTCAAGTGAAAAATTGGAGGTGATAATATAAAGGTTATATTTTTGGACATTGACGGAGTACTAAATTTTAATGGCTGTCGGGATAAAATTGGAGGATTATATTTTGTAAATGACAATCGAATTAAACTGCTTAAAGAAATTATTGATGCCACAGGTGCGAAAATTGTTTTATCTTCTACATGGCGCATCGGCTGGTTCGATCGTGACTATGGTATACATAGCAGAAACGCAGAGGACTTTGCTAAACTGGAAGAAAAATTAAAAGAGTCTGGCATTACATTTATCTCACGGACTCCAAGACTTGCAAACGGCTATCGTGGAGAAGAGATTAAAACATGGATTGATAACTGGAAGGGTGAACCGGTAGAGTCATTTGTTATTATAGATGACGATGCAGATATGAAGCCATTCATGAACAGGTTAATTCAAACATCTTTTAATAAAGGACTACAACAGAAAAATGTTGATAGGGCAATACAATTATTGAACCCTTGAAAGCATTGTTTAAACCAATCACATCAACAAAAATCCCAACAATTTTAAAATTACATATAGGAGGCAAGCAATATTAAAGGAATTATTTACGCCGAAGATTTGGCTATGGAATTATTAAAATATCCCAGGGCTTTGGTTTGTGCAACCCAAAATGGAACAGAAACATATATTAACGACCAGAAAATAGAGAATGTATTTTGAGAGACGGTAACACCGTCGTCTTAAATGTTGAAAATTACGATGATAATGGAGAATTGAAATATTATAGATAGGAAGAAAATAAATGCAAATTAGCAATGTGAATGTGTATGGACTTGATAATGCTATCAGGGTCAGTAAATTTCCAATGGCAGTAAATGCAGAGGATTGTACAGAAGAAGTAACTAAAACAGTTTCAAACTTAGGCTCATGTAAATCAGGCAGTGGTCATGATAACTTCCTAAAGGGGATAGTAGTTCAGTTTGACATGCGATTTTCTAACAAGTTCAGTGTCGAGCTGGAGAGATACCACTTCATTGACTTTATTTCCAGTCAATCAACTATGCACCGTATTACAAAATTCAAGTTTGTAGAACAGTGTAACGAATATGTAGATCAAAGAATTATCGATATCGTCCAGGAAATGATTGATGTCTATAACGGGTTGGATGATATAGGGACTGAATTTGCCAAGGATTTATATTTGAGAATTCTTTATAATGTCCCGTCTGGTTTTGAATTGACCGCTGGATTTACTACAAACTATCAGCAATTAAAAACAATCTATATGCAGAGAAAAACGCATCGTCTTCCTGAGTGGAGAGAGTTTTGCAAATGGCTGGAAACTTTACCGATGTTTAGAGAATTAGTATTGGGAGGTGAGTAAGTGAATTGTGTGGATTGTGATGCTTGTAAGCAAGGATTCTTTAAATCTAAACCAGAAACGTATGTTTGTACAGGAACCAAAGAGCCGTTTGTGATTGAAAATATCGGTCATGAATGCACTGAATATCCAGATAAAAATATCAATATGGAAGGCAAATATATGAAGGAGGTTATTAAAACATTGACAGAAAAAGAGCAGGTAAACCACCCGTCCCATTATGGCGGTAAAAATAATCCATATGAAGCCAGAAAGGTTATAAAGGCATGGGGATTAAATTTCAATCTAGGCAACGTTGCAAAATACATAAGTAGAGCCGGTAAAAAAGATTTAAAAGGCGATGTGTTAAAGTCTAAAATTGAGGATTTGGGCAAGGCAAAACAGTATCTTGAATTTGAAATTGAAGAACTAAATGAGCAGTTAGAAGCAATTGCATATCAGGATTAACAATCAAAGATGGTTTTTATCGGGAAGGAGATTAAACGTGGTATTTGACCAGAATTGTCTTGCTACATATAAGGGTACTGATAGCCCAATGGGATTAATTAAGGATCATATCTATGAAGTTATTGTAGAGAAAAAGAAACATGGGTGCGAATTATCAGTTTATTATGACACTACCATTGGACATGATTTTTTAAAGGAAAATATACCTTATGCTAGTGAAAAAAGTTTACAACACTTTTGGGAATTTTAAGTTAAGAGGAGGAGTGATATGAAACATGTCTGGTTATGTGGGGCGTCTGAAAAGGTTAGTTTTGAAGAGAGCAACAGATGGCGTGAAGAATGTGTGGAGCGGTTTAAAGATAATTCCAAGTATTTTCGGGCTTGGAATCCAAATGATTATTATAATTACGATGAGCAGCTTCATAAGTCTGATACTGAAATTATTCGATTTTGTTATAACAAGGTTGAACAGGCAGATGTAATTTTGGTTAATCTTCAAAACATTAGACAGTCGGTTGGAAGCCTTATGGAGATTGCATGGGCTTATCTACTCAGGAAGCCTATCGTCGGTTTTTTGGAAGATGACCATATTGACATTGGCGGTGGTATTTTACCGCTGGATTTGAAAAATGTATGTCACCCATGGGTAATTGAGTGCTGCGACAGGATTGAAACAGGCAACAGTGCAATTGAAGATGCTTTGTATTACATAGAAACTTATTACGGAGAATAAGTCATATGAGGAAAGATGAGTTTAAAAATAAGAGTCAGTCCAATATGACAGCTTGGGATTTAGACTGTCCTCAATTGTATAAGCCAAATTGGAGAGGTAAGGCAAAGAGATTATTCAGGAGAATCGCACGAAAGAAATTAAAAAGAGAAATTGAGGAGGTAGAATGAAAGCAATTTTATTGACATGTATTGTAATACTTTTTACATCCAGAATCGAAGAGACTCCATCCATGTTAAGTGAGAAACGCTATTATGAAAAAGTAAGGGAGATAGTCAAGAATAATGAAGATTTCCTGAACAATTTATCATACGAGAAAAGATTGTTTGTTGAAAAGTTTGCAAAATTTGTAACGTATCCATATTCGTTGGTAATGATATTAATTTATGCTGCCATCGGCAAGTCTATAGGTTTACCAATCATTAATTTCCTGTCTTTTATCCAGATTTGTACTGTGGTCATTACTATGAGATTGCAAAGAAATGTAAATCCCATAAGTTTATACATAGATGATTTTCCATTTTACAAGTGGTATTTTCTATTTAATGTTGTATTGGATTATGTGTATTATCCGTTGACGTTTGTAATGTTACTTATGAGTTACTAAAAGGAGGACTAGTTTATTGAAAATAATTAAGAAAGATGGGACGCTGGAAGAATATAGCGAACAAAAAATTATCAATGCATGTAGTAAGGCGGCGAATAGAGCAATGTTCAATTTAACAGAAAAAGATTATGCCGCTATTTGTTCTGCTGTATGGGACAAATTGGTTGAAAACGATTTAGAAGATACAGAGATCTATGAAATGCACAACATCGTGGAATCAGTGTTAGAAGAACATTATCCATTGGTTGCGAAGATGTATAAGGAATACAGAAATTATAAAAAAGACTTTGTACACATGATGGACAAAGTGTATGAACAGTCCCAGGCAATCAGATATATTGGCGATAAAAGTAATGCTAATACAGATAGTGCACTGGTTGCCACAAAAAGAAGCCTTATTTTTAATGCTCTTAATAGTGAATTATACAAGAAATTCTTCTTAACACATGATGAAAAGCAAGCTGCCAAGGACGGGTATATTTACATTCATGACAGAAGTGCAAGACTCGATACATGGAATTGTTGTCTGGCTAAAGTCGGGGATATTATGAAAGACGGCTTTGAAATGGGAAACATTTGGTATAACGAACCAAACTCATTAGATACAGCTTTTGATGTAATGGGAGACATTATTTTATCAACTGCCGCACAGCAGTATGGCGGTTTTACGGTTCCAGAAGTCGACAAAATCTTAGAGCCATATGCTGAAAAAAGTTTTGAAAAATACAGAAAAGAATATTTTGATATTATTGGTGAATTTGAAAGAAGCAATTCTTCTTTTGATCATTTATTTACCAATGCAGGAGACTACGCAAACAAAAAAGTTTATCGTGAATTTGAACAAGGATGGCAAGGAATTGAATATAAGCTTAATTCTGTCGGCAGTTCGCGAGGGGATTATGCTTTCATTACGATGACACTAGGGTTAGCAACCGGTAGATTCGGTAAAATGGCTTCTATATCATTTTTAAAAGTACATAGTGAAGGACAAGGTAAAAGGGGATTCAAGCGACCTGTATTATTTCCGAAAATTGTATTTTTATATGACAAAGAATTACATGGTGATGGTAGTGAAAAATATCCAAATGGAGACGTTTTTAATGCCGGCATTGAATGTAGCAGTAAAACGATGTATCCAGATTGGTTATCTTTAACAGGTAAGGGATATATACCTGAAATGTATAAAAGATATGGAAAAGTGGTGTCTCCGATGGGCTGCCGGGCATTCCTTTCACCATGGTATGAACGTGGTGGAATGGAGCCAATAGATGAAAACGACATTCCTGTCTTTGAGGGACGTTTTAATTGTGGTGTAGTTTCCTTACATTTACCAATGATTTTAGCAAAGGCAAGACGAGAATCAAGAGATTTTTATGAAATTTTAGACTATTATTTGGAACTTACTCGTGGATTACACAAAAGAACTATGGATTATCTGGGAGAAATGAGAGCTTCTACTAATCCCGTGATGTTCTGCGAGGGTGGCGTTTATGGTGGTCATCTTAATCCAGATGATAAAATCAAAAGCATTTTACCGCCGATGACAATTTCGTATGGGATTACCGCTCTTAATGAATTACAAGAGTTGTATAATGGAAAATCCATCAGGGAGGACGGAGAATTTGCCTTAGAAGTAATGCAGTATATTGATTCGTATGTCAACAGAATTAAAAAAGAGGATAATATTTTGTACGCTGTATATGGGACACCAGCCGAAACACTTTGTGGATTGCAGGTTGAACAATTTAGAAAAATATTTGGTGTTGTAGAGAATGTATCTGATAAGTCATACGTTAGCAATAGTTTTCATTGTCATGTGTCGGAAGATATTTCTCCAATCGAAAAACAGGATAAAGAAGAAAGGTTCTGGAATCTGTTTAATGGCGGAAAAATTCAATATTGTAGATACAGTCTGAATTATAATACGGAAGCAATTAAGACACTTGTACTCAGAGCCATGGATAAAGGACTATATGAAGGTGTAAATCTCGCCTTGTGTTATTGTGAGGATTGTGGGCATCAACAAATAGAAATGGATATATGTCCGAAATGTGGAAGTAAAATGATTACTAAAATTGATCGGATGAATGGTTATCTTGGATTCACAAGGGTACATGGAGATACAAGGTATAATCCTGCGAAGAATGAAGAGATTAAAGATAGAATTAGCATGTAGGAGGAATGTATGAATTATCACAATATTTCATATCCAGACATGAATAATGGTGGTGGGTTGAGAGTTTGTTTATGGCTCTCTTCCTGTTCACACCATTGTCCAAAATGTCAGAATCCGCAAACATGGGATTGCAATAGTGGTATTCCATTTGACAAGGCAGCTCATGACGAATTATTTGAACAGTTGTCTAAAGACTATATATCGGGGGTTACATTTACAGGCGGTGATCCCCTCCACGAGAATAATCTTAGTGGAGTCTTAGATTTGGTAAATGAAATCAAACATTCATATCCAGAGAAAACTATTTGGTTATATACGGGATATACATGGGAAGAAATATGGGAATCAAAAACAGAGAAATTTAAATACTTTAAAAATAGAATATTGCGTTGGGAAATAATCTCTATGTGCGACGTGATGGTTGACGGGCGTTATGTAGATGAATTAAGAGATATTAGCCTTGCGTGGCGCGGTAGTAGTAATCAAAGAGTAATAAATGTAAAGGAGTCATTAAAACAAGAAAGGCTAGTTTTGTATTGTGATTAAAAGAAAAGAATTGGAAAAGTCTATTAAATTTTTTGAAGATGAAATATATCAAATTAACATAGCACTTGGTGGAATACTAAATGAAGATTACAAAGAGCATCTAAAGAACAAAAAGGCATATTACGAACTGGCAGTAAAAGCAATTATAAACTTAAACGGAGAAATAGTTTAGAGAGAGGTAATATATGGGGTTTGTTTCAGGAATTATTATAGGATTATTTATTGGTACATTAATAGGATTAATCTTAACATCTTTATGTGTAGCTAGTTCTAGAAATTGGGAGGAAGAAAAAGACGAATAATTGTTTAGTATAAGCAAACAGTAACAGTTGACAATTTACAAAGCAAACATCTACGGTTGCAAACGTAGACCTTACATAGACAATAAGGATACCGGTATCCTCCATCATAAAAATTTGGAGGACTTATGAGAAAATTATTATCAGTGAGCATGTTATCCGCATGTCTCACACTTACTATGCCCATGGCAACATGGGCGAATAATATTGAAGAAACCGTTACGACGGCACAGTTTGAAGAAGCATTACCTTATGTAACAGATGTAGAAATTAAATATGCAAACACTTCTGGCGTGAATATTAGAGAGCAGCCAAATACTGACTGTAAGATATATGACCAGACTTTATTGAATACGGAGTTTGAAGTAATACTTGATATAAGTGGTTGGAGCATGGTCACAACTCAAGATGGATATGCATATATAAAATCAGAGTATTTGTCAGATACGGAAGTTATTTACTCTCAGGAGGATTTGTATGTGATGGCCCACTTAATAGCTGGTGAAGCCCAACCATGTGATGATTCGGAGCAAAGGTATGTAGCGTCTGTTGTTTTAAATCGGGTCAAACACCCTGAATTTGCTAACACGATTAAAGATGTGGTATTTGAGAAGGGACAATACGACTGTATACCAAGACGAACCTATTACAGAGAGCCTACACAAAGTAATTGGGATAATGCTAGATGGGTACTTGAAAATGGGAGCATTCTACCAGATTATGTGATTTGGCAGTCTAAAGGCAAACAGGGTGATGGCGTTTATTTGAAAACAAAGTGGCATACATATTGTTATTAAATTAAAACCGTCCTTCGGGGCGGTATTTTCTAATAGAATAGAGGTGTTTTAAATATACAAGGTTCAGCGATGAAAGACATGTTGTCAACATTGATAAATGGTGGTAATATAACAGTTAGCGATGTTGTTTCTGTTCTTTATGAAAATAAGGAGAAGAAGCAAATGGAAGATAATTTTAAGTTACCCCAAATAGGATATAGAAAAGATAGAAATGAATATTATCTTACAGTACCGGTGAAATTTAGCAAAACCGGTAAAAGGTACCCAGTATATGGAAAAACGGAAGAGGAGGCTGTTTCCAACTTTAAATTAGAAATTGCTCTATTCAATGATCATGTGCATCCAGATGATACAAGCAAGGGAGTTCCAAATTTACATGGTATGATTGAGTATACCATGAAAAATTTTATTTATGGTAATGTAAGAGACACCTCTTATTTAAAGTATGAAAATATAGTGAAAAAACACTTATACCCCAATCCGATCTGTAAAAAGCAAATTGATAATATATCATCTTTGGAATTAACTAAATTTTTTAGGAGTGAAGAAATAGCAACTCTGAATGCTAGTTCACTGTCGACTATTAAGATGGTGCTCTCCAAAACTTTTTTGAGAACTAAGGAGAAAAATTATCGTAGTGACAATCCAATGGAGTTTGTGGAGGTGTCTTACGTCAAGTGCAAGCGGAAGCAGAGAAAAAAGCAAATTGTCCTAGACAGTGAAATTGAGACATTGATAAATTACATCTTCTATGCGAGCAGAACAGTTGTCCAATATAGATACGCTCCTATTTTCTTAGTAATGCTTTATGGTGGACTTAGAATAGGAGAAGCAATGGCACTAAGAGAAGGTGATATTGACTTTGACAACAAACTGATTACTATCGACAAGCAAATAGCCTATATTCCTAAAAGAGATAAAAATCTTGATAAAATAAAAATGACTCAAGAGGAAGTATCTCCTAAAACAGACTCATCAATAAGGACTATTATGCTCACCGATCAAGTGGAATTTTGGATTAATTTCATGATAGAGCAAAATAAGAAACTTCCTAATAGGGATCAAGACTATATTTTTGTAAACAAAAAGGGGATGATACCTGCAAAAAGTTCGGTCAATCTCCTCTGGCACAAGCTGTTAGAGGCTAGTGAAATTCCATTTTGCACACCACATAAATTAAGGAAGACCTTCATTACTAAGTTACTTAACAGCGGAATAGCATTACCTGACGTTGCTGCTCTAGCTGGACATAAGAATAACTCTTCTGTAACACTGGACTCATATTACGTTAGTTCATTAGACAACAAACAGGAAGATGGTCTTGTTGACAACATAGGAAATATATTTAAAATGCATGACAACAAAGACAACACTTTGACAACAGTAGAGATGAATAAATTTATTGGCTAG